ATGAAAAAAGAAGTTTCTGAAGTATTTGAAAAAGAACAATCTAATGAAAGCTGCATCCATCTGTATCTGGAAGAATGCGGTTGGTGTGCTTACGAAGTTTCAGCTTATCTACTAATGAACCTTTTAGGAGGAAAATGTATAGTCGAAAAAATAGAGAAATGCGGCTTGAAGCTTGTCCGCGCATTTCTGAACATAGATTTGCTGGGTGGCATCAATTATGGCGAATACCGCTATGCGGGCTTAAACTCCTACAACCTGCAATTAATAGGAAAAGATAAAGTCGACAAGAATTCATTTCTTCATTGGAAAAAGAATATATAAAACATCATACAACAGACTTTATCAATAGGATTTTTATATATCTCCCATATTATTGTAATGATAATATGGGAGATATATTTTAATATAACATCAATTGTATTACGCAATTCTCTTGCAAAGGATTCTGAGATTGTTTAATATCCCAATTATGCTTCCTTCTTTTCAAAGAATAAAAAAAGTCCTAATTCTTAACAGAATTAGGACTTCTAATTTAGAACTGAGCGGTGCGTACGGGACTTTCGCATCTTTATGTTACTCAATTGATTACACGTCAAAATTTCAATGTACCGCAGTTTGTACCACCTTACGGGGTTAATAATATATTAGTTAAGTTATTCTATTGCTATTGCAGCTTTAATACATGCAATACTGTCTGCAATTCTTATGCTATCTGCTATTTCAAGTTCTGATCGAGTATTAACATTATCCCATGCAGGACTTATATGTTCTTCTTCAGAGAATGCTTTCCCATTAGACGTCATGTATCTATACATATCTATGGGCAATTCCTCACCCTTTACTAGATTGATTTTTGATTGGCTGTAGTTCATGTGAAAATGCTCTACCCAAGGCTTATCGTTTTCGTCCATGAATAGGCGTAGAATATGGTAGCCGGAGAAAGATGCTTCTAGGCTGTCAAGCTTGCTGTATTCAATATTTCTTCCTCCTTTTATAGGGTATTCTTTTTCAATCATGCTAATAGCTTTTTCTCGCAAATCAATCTTCGTAGATTTACTGCATCCCAAAACACTAATTAATAGTACTACAACATATAATAGCTTTTTCATAATTATATTTAATATTATTTCTATAACCCTATTAATCCGATTACTAAATGGTATCTCTGCAAACCCATCCTTTAACAAGGAAAAGTTTATGTATATCTTCTCTGTTTATATCAAAAGCTGGGTTTAACTCTTTATTTTCACTTTCGCACCGTATGGCATCTGCGTTATCTGATGGTTTTAGATACTTTATAATTCTGTACCCGCTTTTTGTTACCACCAGATAAATTCGCCCCCAGTCTATAAAACTTTCCGTCCATTCCATTAAGATGACTACCTGCCCGCTTTTAATGACCGGATGCATAGAATCCCCATAAGCGTTAATAGCGTATTTGCACTCAGAGAAGCCGGGTAATATGATATCGTCATAAGATTCATTAGGGTCATCTAAAAACTCAACGCCACCCATAGAGCCGCTAACGGTCGGAAAGTATTTAATCACATTTTGTTGTTTCGGTTGAGGCTTAATTATTGTAGGCTCTGATTTAAGCATTTCACCTTCTCCCGTAAGAAGCCATATCGGAGATATATCCGTATATACGTTCAAAATGGATTTAACAATAGAAACATTAGGTTCGCTTCCTCTCGAAAATAACGAACTCATAGTTGTCTGTGCTAATCCTATTGCTTCTGCAAAACGTCTATCAGACACCGAATATAAGTTTATTATCTTTCTAATCCTCTGCAAAACAGTCTCTTCCATGCCTTTATTATTTAAACAAATTCTAAATAACGAAAATAAGTTTATTTATCTGCAATAAAATTTGCAGAGTTAACGAAATTGAGTTTACTTTGCATTCGTAAAACGTCACTAATCTCACAGACGGATACAAAAAGGGCTGTTAGAGAAGCGTCCCTAATTCCTATCGTCGTATGTTTGATCGCTTGCAAAGATAGGCAGTCCTTTTCACTTATCCTACAAATGTGCCAATGTTTTACGACACAATTATCGGTTCCGTGGCTGTTACCGTGATAAAAGACATTTGAAAAGCTCAATTCGAGTATTGACCTAACAGCCACAATAAAGGTCAAGAAAGAATTGGGCTTTCTTCTTTAGGAGGAGAAAAGCATATGAAAGCAGGCATAGTACAGAACATTAAGCATATTGAGATTTCAGTATGTTATGAAACTGAAAAAAGAGAAGGACGAACCGGAAAACTGATATCAGTGTCCCGATCTGTTACATCAGATGGAAAAGAAATCTATAAGGATAAAATGAGTCCTATGATGTATGTTTCATCAAAGGACCCATTACGAAACTTGGAACGTTTTCTCTTAGGATTTGAAAAGGCTGAGAGCAGTAAGGATATTGGCCCCAATGGTCGAAAGAGAATTAGCCTTTTCCAGAAGATCAGGAGACAGTTGTTTGGCGAGTAGGTCTAATTCATCACTTAGTTTTTGAATATTGGCTTTTAAGATTTCTTCTTGGGCGGCAAAGCCACCATGCCTATAGAAGTCGTGAGCCTTAGCCTTTAATTGGAAGATTATAGTTCCGCCTAAACATTTAGTTTGTTGGAGTAGCCCCATTTCCTCAAATTGATCATATATAGCTTCAATAATATCAGAGGAAGTATCAAATTCTTTAGCGCAGGAATGGACGTTGTTTTGAACACCCATACTTTCAACAGACAGTAGGTCTGCTAAAAGATCATCTTTCAGTTTTGGAGTGATAAAAGTAATCATAAGTATAAAAAATTAAATGTGACATACAAAAATAATAATTTTTCGGGCACGTCATCAATTATTCATGTGATTTTTAAATGTGACAATTTTACTTCTCTTTTGAAGACGTGCCCTTTAAAGAAACTAAGATATGGGAAACCTTGAATTGATTAGAGAAACGATGAGTTCAATTGAAATAGCTGAGCTCACGGGTAAAGAACACAAGAATGTAATGGCCGCCATTCGCACAATGGAGCCTGCATGGGTAAAAATCAACGGGCTAAAATTTAAGCTGGTTGAATACAAGGATGCCAAGGGGGAAATGAGACCGATGTATGAACTCACTAAGATTGAATGTCTCTACATTGCTACCAAGTTCAATGATGAGGCCCGGGCAAAATTGATTCTTCGTTGGGAACAATTAGAGAATGAAAGACGGAATGGAAATTTTCAGGTTCCCGCTTCCTTCAAAGAAGCTCTTCTTCTTGCTGCTCACCAACAGGAGGAAATTGAGCTGCAGCAAAAACAGATTGAAGCAAATAAGCCTAAAGTTTTGTTCGCTGAGGCTGTATCAACTTCCCAGCGTTGTTGCCTGGTATCTGAGCTTGCAAAAATCATCTCTCAAAATGGGGTAGCCATAGGACAGAATCGGTTATTTGCATGGATGCGCAAGAACGGTTATCTCTGCAATAAAGGCCAGTACTATAACCAGCCTACGCAGAAGGCTATGGAATTAGGGTTGTTTGAAATCAAAAAGACAACAATAACTAAGCCCGACGGTGATGTCATAGTAACTACCACAAGCAAAGTCACCGGTAAAGGACAGATATACTTCGTAAATAAATTCATAGGAAAGGAGGAACCGGATGCTAACCAACTTTGAAATAGACAAATTGGCCGAGGCCCTTAAAAAGAAAATGGGTGAAAAGGATGAGCTTCTGAACATCAAGCAAATTGCCGAGAAGCTGGGCCTCACCGAAAACGCCATCCGTACCCGGTGCAGCCGTGGGCAGATTCCCCACCACAAGAAGCACGGGAACCTGTACTTCTCCGAGAACGAGATAACGGCTTATTATTTGAAAGATTGAATAGTCCGCTGTGAAGCGTGCTGAGTAATAGATAAGTAGTAATATTCCCCGCCACGGGCTGGCGGGGATTTCAAAAGTCAAATCTAAAAAATATAACATATGAATAAGATCAGCAAATATACTCTCCAGTCCATCATCATAGCAATAGTCATTGCCGGATGTATCTATGGAGGTCGTGTAGAATACACCGATGATGTCCTTTCCGGCATGAGTCTTGAAAAGTATCAGTACATCCATGACCGTATCGCTCCGGCTTCGCAGTACGACGTAGCTCAGGAGTATATGAAGAACAAGAGGTTTTACGATTCAAAAACATATTAGCCATGAAAATAAAGATTGAAGATTACAAGATTCCCCTTGATAGTAGAATTGTTTCTGTTGAAGCTATTGACAACAAGTTAATCATTGGATTTGAGCCTGAACATTACGGTGATTTCCATTGTGACTTAACGGATCATGTGGAAGAAGTTCCCCGCATTGGAGACACTGCCATATTCTGGGATGACGAAGACCGTACGCGTGCTATTATCGCCCGTTTGTCGGATGATAACTCAAGTGATCTAACTGACGAGCATCCTTATAAGGCGGCTAACGATATTTGGTTCCAGAATGCTATACGCTTCCGCAGTGAGGATCAGTACCAGCAGATAACGGGTGTTACCTATGTCCACAAATAAATTGAAATCACGCCTCGATACGGTGTTCGCTATGTTCGTCCGGCTTCGGGATGCACTTCCAGGCGGAGTATTCAGATGTATCTCATGCGGCAGGCTTCTCCCCTTTGAGCAATCCGACTGTGGTCACTACATCAACCGTCAGCACATGGCTACCCGGTTCAATGAAAAGAACTGCAATGCCCAGTGCCGGAAGTGCAATCGCTTTGACGAGGGGAATATACAGGGCTACAGACGCGGTTTGATTGCCAAGTATGGAGAGCCTACCGTATTGATGCTTGAGGCGATGAAAAATCAGATAAATAAAATCTCAGACTTTGAATATCGCGCAATGATTGACTACTACCGAAAAGAGGTGAAGCGATTGAAGAAGGAAAAGCTAATTAGGTGATATGGAATTATGCAAAACAGACATGCAAGCATTAGAGCGCCTTCTCCGGCAATGCTCTGATAAGATTGAGAAATACGCACCGAAAACATCTCCCGATCAGGATTTGTGTCGTAGGTGCAAGAAGTTTATTAAGAAGTTGAACAATAAAAATAAATAGTCATGGCAATGCACACATGGTTTATATGTAAGATCCGTTACGAGAAGGTAATGGAGAACGGGATGAATAAGAAAGTGACAGAACCTTATCTGGTGGACGCACTCAGCTTTACGGAAGCGGAAGCCCGCATCATCGAGGAAATGACACCGTTTATCTCGGGTGAATTCACAGTATCAGATATCAGTCGTGCCAACTTCAGTGAATTGTTCCCCAGCGAAGAAGAAGCTGCCGACCGCTGGTTTAAGTGCAAACTGATTTTCATTACCCTGGATGATAAAAGCGGTGCCGAAAAGAAGACATCAACCTATGTACTTGTACAAGGTGCCTCAACAGAGGATGCAACTACCAAGTTACATGAAGGGATGAAAGGCACGATGGCCGAATACCGTATCGGATCAGTCGTTGAAACTCCAATCATTGATGTATGTCCTTATACAAGTGATAATTAGGTGGTTCATGTTCGATAAGATGATAATAAAGGCAACTGTTGATATTGCCGATATTGACACTATCGTTCTTCGCAATTACCTGGAGCAATGTACGGAAGGTGATGAAATCTATTATAAGTCGACGGCATACGCCAACTTTGACGGCTGTTTCATTGAGATCAGAGGCAGTAGACTACGCTGTAAGTGTTCTATCTGCAAGTTATGGAGTAAAGGCCGTACCGGAAAACTGGACAACAGTCGCCCGATGACCTTTGCGATGGCAGTCCGGACAATCAGGGAGCTTCTGCTAAGGCTTTCGGTAAAGCCGGAAAACGCTGTAGTTACCTACTACGAAATCGGTATCACCATGAAGATGAAGCTACCGGCGGACGAGTATATAAAGCAGGTCCGGGAAGCATCCGGCCGGATACTATGGAATGATGCCAACTACCCCGAAGCCAAACAGAAGACAACGGAGAAAAGCAAATATTTCCGTAAGGTGCTAAAGATTTATGATAAGACCTTTGAAGCCGGTGAAAAGGGGCGCCGGGTTGGTGCCAATATATTGCGCATTGAAACGGTATACAAACATCAATCCGTCCCTTTGACTGAACTAACCGATAATTCCTTCTTGTCCAAAGTTGGCCGCATCTTCTACAAGGACTGGTCAGAGATAAACTTTGTAAGAGAGTTGTCCGCTATGAAGGGTGTAAAGATGTCCCAACTTGAAAAAGCGCGTGAGATACAACGTATAGGCGTGACGCGCTACAAGGAACGGTACAAGAAGATGTATCTGGATGGTGCGCTCACCAAAAAGCAATGGGAGATGATTCGGAACTTCGCCCGGATCTGGCCCACGGAACGTGAAAAATATGTGGAAGAGGTGGGCGAATTGGAGCGTGAATTTAAAGACCGTCTTTTAGCGAGTTACCAGGTTGGGATATTTACGCCAATTCGTATAAAAAGATAATTGATTGATAGTCAGCGAATTATATAGAAAGTTAAAAGCACCTTATGGTGCGTGTGTAATCGTTTGATAATAAACGATATACGCTTTAAAAGTATCATTTTTAACGATTTTCGGCAACTTGTCCTATACAGCCCGCAGGGCTGTCGGGAACCGACATTAGGAGGCTGAAAAATAATAATTAAATAATTTAGTATATGAGTCACGTGATAGAAGGCAAAATATTAGTGGCGTTGCCAACCACCAATGGACAAACGAAGACAGGAAAAGATTGGGAAAAGAAAGAGTTTGTCTTGGAAACCTCGGAACGTTTCCCCATCAGGATACGATTCTCCATGACCAGCTTCGACGGTCCTGTAGAAGACGCTCCATCAGTCGATGAAAAGGTAAGGGTACGGTTTACCGTAGAAGCCCGCGAGATTAGCGGCAGATGGTACAACGATGTGAAGGCTTATCAAATAGAAAAGCTTGGTTAGAAATTGATATGCAGCGTCCCCCGAAGAAATATATCGTTCAGATAGATAATTTTCGGTTAGCCGAATTTCTATTCTACTGGATGTATTACGACCAACCTTGCTCTTTACTTTTCCAGAAGCCAAGGACAGAAGGATTAACCGCCGTGAAGTTGATAGTCGATAATGATGAGGCGGCTAACTTCCTGCTCAGAGCAAAGGAAAAGACAGGATGCAAACTATACACCGCAGATCAATGAAAGTAACGATTTACTGGGATTTTAGGAATGTTGATCTGAAGGACATTCCAAGAATTAAGAAGAAGATACGGGACAAGTTTAATATCCCGGACTATACTACAGTGAACGGTGAGACCCCTTGTAACATCAGAGATGAAGATATGGAACTTCTTCGGGAGTGCGAGAATAGAGGGTTTATTCAAATCAGAATTAAAAAATGAAACCAAAGAAAACTTTAATAGATGCAGCCACCGCCAACGGTAGCATGGAAAGACTGAATAAGCTTCTTTCTGCGGCACACCTCCTGCATTGTGAGGTGAGTGACTTAGTGGGAGAAGCAAGCGATTTAATGACTGATAACGGGCTTCTGATAGGAGAACTAAAGAAACTACATAATGACTTCATCAGGGCATCTGATAGGTACTTTAGAGAGTTCCAGACGCTTGTCGTGACGGATAATTCTAAGATGGCGATGTTTTCGGACTTAGACGAGTTTAACGAAATGCTCAGAAAGTGGGCGAAAGTGTCTGCGGGATGGAAGGTAAAGGAGGTTGAATCATGAAAAACATAGAATTATTCAACGACCATTTTCAAAATTTCAAAAGATATTCCATCCCTAAAGCTCAACTTATAATTGCTGACCCACCTTACAACCTTGGCAAGAATGCCTATGCGAGCAACCCGGCATGGTACAAGGATGGGAATAATAAAAATGGAGAGAGTGAACTTGCCGGGAAGGAGTTTTTTGATACAGACAAAGACTTCCGCCCGGCAGAATTTATGCACTTCTGTAGCCAGATGCTTGTAAAGGAACCCAAGGAGAAAGGCAAAGTACCTTGCATGATAATCTTTTGTGAATTTGAGGACCAGTTCCGATACATTGAACTTGGTAAAAGATACGGGCTGAATAACTACATTAACCTTGTATTCAGAAAAGATTTTTCCGCACAAGTCTTGAAAGCCAATATGAAGATAGTAGGCAACTGCGAATACGGATTATTGCTTTACCGTGATAAGCTTCCTAAATTCAATAATGACGGTCGAATGATATTCAACTGTTTTGATTGGGTACGCGATGGCGAGACCCCTAAGATTCATCCGACACAGAAGCCGGTTCCCTTGCTTCGTAGGCTAATAGAGATTTTCACCGACAAAGGCGATGTGGTTATAGATCCATGTGCCGGAAGTGGCTCAACTTTATTGGCTGCTGCTCAGTTGGGACGTAAAGGATACGGATTTGAAATCAAAAAAGATTTTTTCCGTGAAGCTAATAGATTAGTGTTATCACGTGTACAACAATCATTATTTGTATGATTCAAAACAAGAAAATATGAAACAGACATTAGAAGAAGCCGCTATAAAAGCTGCGGAGGATTGCTATGAGATGCCTTACAATGAGAATTTACTGCACATGCTTCTTATTAAGCAAGCTTTTGAATTAGGTGCAGAATGGCAATCCGGACAATCCCCTTGGATAAGTGTAAAGGAACGATTGCCGGATGAGAGCGAATTTGTACTTTGTCGAATGGTATCAAATGAAGCTATTGTTGGTGGATATATATTCGTTTCACCTGACGGGTTGCCATGTGTCGCAACTCTACCTAACTTTGAATTTGACGACTATGGTGGGTATGTGTGTGATATGTGGATGCCGATACCGAAGTTTAACTAATAACAATAGCGATATGAGTGAATTATATATACCCATAGAACGCCCAGAGAGAAATTTGGTAAACGGCAGGTTCTTGAAGGGCCACACTCCTCATAACAAAGGAAAAAAGTGGGCTGATTACATGGATATGCGTAAAGCTAAAAGGATAAAACGAATTGGAGTGAAAAATCTTGTGAGAAACTATCGAATATCCGGATGGAATGCAAAGCCTGTTGTTGCAATAAAAGATGATGAACTCGTTGGTATTTATCCTTCTGCAAGCGAGGCTGGCAGAAAAGCAGGAATATGCGGACGAAATATAATTAGTTGTTGTTCCGGTAAGCGTAAACATGCCGGTGGATATCAATGGTTTTGGGAGAATGATAATACTTGGTGTAATTTAATTAATCATGAAAAATATAAGTCATTTTAAAATAGGCGAGTGGGCAAAATTCCGTAACGAATTTCAACGGCTATTACCTAATGTCCCGATAATTGACTTACATGATGCACTGTTATCAGCTATCGAGAATAGATTGGTAATTGATATAATTGCGTTAGACAAAAGATTGCGGAATATGTATCCTGAAGAATGGGAGTGCATGTCTATGAAGGAAATAATTATTAAACATTATGGTTTGGAAGCCATGCAATTAATAGAATCAGTATTATGATATACGGATATTTAAGAGTAAGTACGGATGATCAGGACTCTGCTAATCAGAAGTTGGGTGTCTGTAAAAAAGCGGAATCCTTGGGATTATCGGTTGATGATTGGATTATTGATGATGGCATATCTGGGACGAAGGAGCCTGAAAAACGGTTATTGGGCAAACTTATGAAAAAATTGCAAAAGGGTGATGTAATAATCACATCCGAGCTTTCCCGTCTTGGTAGAAAATTATTCATGATTATGCGAATATTGGAGTTCTGTATGCTTCATGAGGTTAAGGTTTATACAGTAAAAGACGGATACGAACTTGGAGACAACATACAGAGTAAGGTTCTTGCTTTTGCTTTCGGAATTGCTGCTGAAATAGAACGTGACATGATTAGCCAGCGGACTAAAGAAGCATTAGCCAGAAAGAGATTGGAAGGCGTAGTCCTTGGCCGTCCTAAAGGCAGAAAGAGTTCTCCTGACAAATATAAATTGTATGGGAAAAATGCCTTGATAAAAGGATTGATTGACGAAGGCATATCACAGCGTAAAATAGCAAAAATATGTAAGGTTGATAGAAATACGCTTGCAAGATTTTTGAAATATGAACTATCAATTAGAGTAAATCAAGATAGAAATGAATAAACCTATTGAAAAATACATAAAAGAAGAAGACCTGAAAAAGATGCCAATCAATCAGGTGAAAGTATGTAAACAGATATATACCACCTACAAAAATGTTGGCAATGATGATATGATGTTGTTATCTGCACTGAAAGTCTATACTCGTCTTTTTCCAGCAATAGGCAGTTTGCCTGAAATGCAACAACTTGATATTGTTCACGAGGCTACAATGATTGCTTACGATGCTCGTACAAAGGCATTTGAGCACATGATAAATTATAATCCAAATAACGAATAACTAATAAGAAAGGAGCTAAAATATGAAAACACTAACAGTTGGAGAGCTTATAGAAAAGCTCAAGAGTATGCCTAAATCAGCCAATGTATTTATGCTCACAGATAGAACAGCATCAAATTGGGATGAAGATAATAATAAATTTATACGTGTTCACGGAATAGAATATGTCGAGAAAGAAATAGTCCATCCAAATGATGGATGGACTGATAAGATTGAAACTAATATTTTACTTCAAATAGAGGAGGACGAAATATGACAAAGGAAGATGTACTCAAATTAGAGACTGAGGAGAATAGAATAATCAATTGTACAAGCAATAAGATTGAATTCTCTAACGGAGATGTGTATGCAAAGAGGTCGCTTAGTGACTTATATTACAAAGTGAAATGTTTCGTACTTTAATTCAAATCTATAAAGAAATGAATGAATTGTATATACCGCCTGAGCGATCTGAGAGAAACTTTATTACCGGACAATTTTTTAAAGGTTGTGTTCCTCACAACAAGGGTCGTAAAATGGTTTATCATTCAAAACGTTCCAGGGTCAGAAGCATAAAGAATCTGTCTAAAGGGCGTGGGGCGTGGCATAAGACCGGAGCAGGCATGAATAAAAAGAGTGTGGTTTTGATAAAGGATGGAAAATTATGTGGAGTATTCTCTTCGATACAAATGGCTGGTAAAATGATTGGCGTGGCTCCTTCTTTGATCAGTGCTATATGCCGGAAAGTAAGAGGCAAACATACGGCCAATGGGTACAGATGTTTTTTCGAGGATAGTAACGATTGGTATGATTTAATCAAACAGGATTATGAATAATGACAGACAGAAGATATTAACTGATTATATTTCTTACATATACACGACAGGAAAGACTTATGATACTGTCGGGAAATATATCAAGCATGTCACGGATTTTTTAGAGGTAACCAAGGAAGTGAACCGCCGTGGTTATTTGAATTACAAGCGCGAAAATGCTGATGTCATGGTGCGTCATTCATTAATGTGTTCAGCTATATGCGATCTATTATCCTTTCTCAACATCGGATATGGGAAGAGGGAAAAGACGGTGAAACCTTTGGAGAAACTTGATGTCATTTCGGAGAAGAACAAGAAACAACTTCATGATTTCATTATATGGCTGACCGACAACAATGATTACTCATCTCATACAGTTGATATATATTACACATCGATGAAGAAATATTTCGAGTATGCCAATGAAGTCAATATGGATAATTGCAGGAGGTTTATAAAAAGTCTTGAAGAAGAAAAATTATCTCCTGCTACCATCCGTTTGCGAATTACGGCAATCGAAAGGTTTTCCAAGTGGATGAAGAAACCTATAGAACTAAAGCGTCCCAAAATAAAGCGTAAACTGGATGTAAACAATGTGCCTACCGAAGATGAATACAACCGGCTGTTGGAGTATCTTAAGACAAAAAATAACAAGGATTACTATTTCTTCGTCAAGGTCCTGGGTACAACCGGTGCCCGTCTGTCGGAGTTTCGGCAGTTCACGTGGGAGGATATTATTGCAGGGGAAGTAACCCTGAAGGGAAAGGGTAACAAGTACCGTCGCTTTTTCTTTCAAAAACAGCTACAGCAAGAAGTGAAGGCTTACGTGAAAGAATACGGTAAGACCGGGCCTTTTGCTGTCGGGAGATTCGGACCGTTGACTCAAAGAGGTTTTTCGCAGAACCTGAAAGCATGGGGTAAACATTGTGGTATCGATCTGAAAAAAATGCACGCACACGCTTTCCGGCACTTCTTTGCTAAAATGTTCCTGAAGAAAAACAAAGATGTAATTCAATTAGCAGACCTTCTTGGTCATGGCAGTGTAGACACAACAAGAATCTATTTACAAAAGAGTTATGACGAACAAAAAAGAGACTTTAATAAAAACGTTACGTGGTAGCGTTGATCAACTGAATGATCTGGTAGAATTGACCAAAGGGATTTGCGTGTATGATGATACCGGGCATGTCGATAATGATTTTCTTTTGGAGGTTCTTTCCTGCATCGGTACTTTCATGGAAGCAAGTAATATGGTTGTTACGAGAATATCTTCATTGTTAGCCCCAGATGCTCCGGTTGATGAAAAGAAGAAACAGGCTGACGAAGGTAAGAAATGGAATGTGGAAGAAATACTGAAACATTGTACTCTTGAGGATAGTGTTCTCAAACTTCCGAAAGTACAATTTAATAAGAAATCCTATGCTGAAGCAAAGAGATGGATAGAAGAAGCCGGCGGCTCATGGCAGGGAGGTAAGATACAGGGCTTCACATTCCCGTTTAATCCGGAACGTGTGTTTTCCATACTGAAAGAGGGTAAAAGGTGCAACCTTCAACAGGATTACCAGTTTTTTGAAACTCCGGACGATGTTGCCGACTGGCTGGTTATGCTTGCCGGAGGGATACATGAGGATGATACGGTACTGGAGCCGAGTGCCGGGCGTGGTGCTCTTGTCAAGGCTATTCATCGGGCATGCCCTTCTGTGATAGTTGAGTGCTATGAATTAATGCCAGAAAACAGAGAGTTTCTTCATACACTTGATAACGTAATATTACTTGATGAAGATTTTACGAAAGATAGTGTAGGTAGTTATACTAAGATTATTGCAAATCCTCCGTTTTCCGGTAATCAGGACATAGAGCATGTAAGACTTATGTATGAACGTTTGGAAGAAGGTGGCACACTTGCGGCCATCACTGGACCACATTGGAAAATTGGGACAGAAAAGAAATGTGAGGAATTTCGCACTTGGCTTAACTCTGTTGGTGGGAAAACCTTTGAAATAGGTGTCGGTGAATTTAAAGAGAGTGGGACAACTATTGCTACTATAGCAGTGGTAATCCAGAAATAGAGTAAAACAGAGATAGAAAGGAATATTATGAGAGCAATAAAATTTAGAGGTAAACGTGTGAACGGGGGTGAATGGGTTAAAAGCATGACCATTTCTCATGGTTCTATTAAACGAAAGATGTATGAACTATTTTTTGAAATCAGTCCTGATAAGTGGGTTGGTGTTATACCTGAAACTGTAGGTCAATTCATAGGTTTACTTGACAAGAATGGTAAAGAGATTTACGAAGGTGACATAGAATAAAAATGAAGAAAATAGTCACTATAAAAATCGAGGTGGATATGGAACACCCGGCACGTGAAGAATGGGAAAAATCTAAAGATTTCGTTGATACTGAAATTGATGATGTGCTTGATCACATCCGAGATTTTACCCGACCATATAAGAAAGAAAATGGACGTTCATCAAGTAAGGCTACAACATACAGTGTAGATATTCATAATATCAAATAGAGTAATACTAATGAGAAATGAAGAAAATAATGTTCAATGATAAGTACGGCTTAACGCAGGCTGTGCTAAATGGTCGAAAGACTATGACAAGGCGTATTATTACATATCCTTCAAAATTAAGAGGTCAAAATGTAGCTGGATATTTTGTTTGCAGAAGACCTTCTGGGGAGCTTGTCGAAGTGTGTCTGCATGATGAAGATGAACGCATGATTGATGGCGGTCAAATATTTCCTAAATTTCAAGTCGGAGAAGTGGTCGCTATAGCACAGAACTACAGGGATTCAGGCTATGCCCCAGACTCATTAGATAGACATCCGAAAGATTTGAGTATTCGAGGTCTCATGAAAGATTCCGCAGGCTGGAATAACAAGATGTTCGTTAAATCGTATGCTTGCAAACATCACGTCAAGATAACCAATGTAAGAGTAGAGCGTTTGCAAGATATATCCGATGAAGATTGCTTGCAAGAGGGAGTTTTCGAATGGGATGCTGGACAAAAGGATGTTCCTTTTTACTCATTTACGGGTGCAGATATACCCGACTACAGTAATCCTCGTGATGCATTTGAAGAATTGATAGACAAAGTATCGGGCAAAGGTACGTGGGATAGTAATCCTTTTGTTTGGGTTTATGAATTTAAACTGTTTGACTAATAATAAGAATAGTAATGAATAAAAAGGAGCAACAAGCAATCGACTTTCTTCGCAGCATGGAACGTGACGATCCTATGTGTTTAGGCTTTTCTGGCGGTAAAGATAGCGTTGTTATTCTCGACCTTGCAGAGCGTTCCGGTATAAAGTATAATGCTTCTTACGCAAATACTACCGTTGATCCGCCCGGTACAATCAGTTTCATAAAGAAGAACTATTCACAGGTTCAAATACTTCATCCAAAGAAATCATTCTTTCAGTTGGTTGAAAGCAAGGGACTACCCGGCAGAATGAGACGTTTTTGCTGTGAAAAGCTGAAGGAGCAATACGGTATCGGTCAGCGCACAATTGAGGGAATGAGGGCAGAAGAAAGTCAAGCGAGGGCATTATATGAGCCAGAACAATGCGATGCACGCAAATGGATGAAAGGCGCGAAGCACATTCTACCAATTCTTAACTGGTCAGAAACAGATGTTTGGAACTACATCCGAAAATATGGACTACCATATTCTAAATATTACGATGCACCCTACAATCTTTCTCGTCATGGCTGTGTTGGTTGTCCCCTTGCAGGATGCAAGCAGATGCAGACGGAATTTAAGATGTTTCCCGGATATGCCCGTAGAATGATAGTCGCCATTGAACGATACATGAACAATAAGCCTAATAATGCACTTGCTAAGAATTTCAGTGATCCGTATGAAGCCTTTTACTTCTACATCAATGAAATGCCAATGCAGGACGTTAGGCGGTTGAAAAAGGGACTCTTTCACTTTAATGCGAAGGAGGTTATACAGAAAGAAATTTTAAATCGAATAGAGTAAAACATACAAGAAATGAAGAAAAGTAGTATGAAGAAAAAGAGACAACAAAGAAGACTTTACTTAGAGAAAATAAAGTCTTCCTGTAAAAAGAGAAGTTATGCCAATAGAAGTGAATATTTGGACAAACTTCTAAATGGCAAGGAATTCGGGCTAATACTCAATCCCTAAGGCTTTAAGGCTGAATTGTTCTAAGTGCCCACAATTTTCACAAACAGCAACAGCAACAGGTATATATTGGAACCTGCCATTTACATCTATTCCGGTTGGAGTTACATTGAAACCTGAAACTAAATAAAGCTGTTTCTGTAAACTTAATCCAGCCTTGTGGCACATTGGACATGGAATTTGATTATCACAGCGTGATAATAGAGTTTTGGCTATATGCAGCCGCTAAAATTTACGGAAAAGAAATTTATACATAATATTAAAATGCAGAACAATAGAGAAAAGAAGCGCAAGGGCCCGGCAGAAGAACGTAAGCCGGATACTACAACCAACGTGAGTAACCTTGATGAAATCATTGCTCGGCAGCGGGAAAGAGAAAAGAAACTCTACCCCATCCGGGTATCTGGTACAACGGTGATCTATGTTACCAGGAATAAGGCTAACTCACAGTATGCAGAAAAATATAAACGTGATAAATTGATGAGGCTATAACGATGAAGAAGAAAAGAATATCTATACGATTTGATGATCGTACCCTAATGCTACTGGAAGAATTATCCAGTAAAACAGGTGCTAAAACTTCTGTAGTTATCCGCTCTTTGATCATGAAGGGCATTAACGACATAATGGACGATACAGGTAATTTTAAAATTAATGAGAAACAGATACAAGAAGAGTAAATTTTATCCGGTTATTGCCGGAAGTATAGCCCGCAATTATAATAAACTGCGAGCCTTATGCTTCCGGCAAGTAATTGGATACTTTGATTCTCGCAGCGACGAAGACATCTTTCAAGATACAGTCCTATACGTTATTCAAGATGAAGAATCATTGAAGTGTACTACTGATGAAGACCTGATAAGACATTTCCTTCATCGCTACCGGATGATAGAGTTTCAGACAATACGAGATGCCCAACAACTAAAGAAAATACCCTATGCCGACTATATACAAGCCAAAGAGGAAACAACCGAAAGACAATAACCAATACAATGCCGAGCGGCGGAAGATATACAACTCTGAACGCTGGCGGCGGCTGCGTGCATGGAAATTTGCATGTAATCCGTTGTGTGAACTATGCTTGCAAGAAAATAAAACAGTACCGGCCGAGGACATCCATCATATTATTTCATTTATGAGTACGGATGATCCACAACAACGATTATTCCTTGCTTATGATTATGATAATCTGATGAGCCTTTGTAAGCAATGCCATCAAAAGATTCACAATAAATTATAAGCTATCCAGATGCTCCCTGAAATCCCGGTTCAATTCATACGTCAGGAAATAATAAAAGAACGTTGCCCGCATAGGTTTGGACAATTCACGTTTACCGGACATGATAAGACTCAAAGAAGAACGATCAATAGCTAATTGTTTTATTAGGTCATTCCTCTTTATACCAAACTCCTGCATCTTACTTTCTATCCATTCAACCGTAATATCATCTACATTCAAAGAATATGCCACCGGGATAATCTTTGAATCCGGATACAGTTCTTTTCCTCGCTCAATGAGTTGCTTTTGGTTCAGTATATATCCGTTTATCAATCTCGACTGAGTGACCTTTACCGTACCGTCTTCCAATGGTTCAATATCTATCCCCATTCTTCTGTAACCATTAATAAATTCTTTTTCCATACTTTTTCTATTTTAGAAAAGAAAGAAAAAGCAAGGGGCGAACCCCTTACTTAATTCTAATCTCTTTTACGTTTGTCATATCGTAGATTGCAAGCTGATTGTTTTCCTTTGCGAACTCTATCGCCTTGTCAATCTCCGAGTTTTTAAACACCTTTACGCTGTCGAAGTAGTAACGTTCGCTTTCGGTCTCGAACCATCCGCCAACCGTTTTACTATGTTCTAAAGCATGATTAATAACCCCGTTCAAACTCTCTTTTCCGAAACTGTTTTGCGTTTCTTGATACGCTACTGAAATTCCGTACTTAACAGGTTTCATTGTCTCAATGTTAAGAGTAAAACCATCAGGATTGATTAGTGAGTATTCCCAAACTCCATCGATTAATTGTTTCATAATGTCAAATGATTTAAAGCCCCTTGCTTTAACTGTTACAAAGATAATAAAGTTATTTGCTTTACGCAAACTTTTAATATAAAATATTTGCTTTACGCAAATAAATAGGGATTTCCCTATTTTATCTTTCCGTGGAACAAAGTGTTAAAAAATCGTGGAACATCGGGAGGGGGAGGGGGCTTTTTTTTTAAGTTTTTTGACCTCCGAAACCTCGCCCCACCCTTCTTCACACGCACGGCACTTTTTCAAATTTTGAATTTGTTAATTTATTAACATTCCATTTGTCGGACACTTGTGTGGTTGATATAAAAAATGGATTATGGTAAAATTTGTAATGCCAAAAGGCTGTTCGGTGGAGACGCAGAAATTTATGCGTGATGTTGTGAAGGAACTGAATGCCCGCAAGGCAATTCAGAATATAGACCTCGGTGCTCTCCGGATGCTCGCCACGAGCTATGAAATGTATTTGCAGGCAACGGAGATAATGCTTCAGGAAGGACCGGTAATAATGATCAAGTATGAAAGGGCTGCTAATCCCGCGCAAAACATTGCTACGAAAAACTATGCCCAGGTGATGAAGATCATGACTGAATATGGCCTGACCATTAAGAGCCGCGGAAGCATCAAGTCTTTGAAGTCGGATAAGGAGGAAGACTCTCCTTTGGATCAGTTTCTTAAGAAAGGAGCTCGTGAGAAGCGATGAAGGGATACTATCAGTATGCCGCCGATGTTAGGGATGGCAGGGCTCTGGTAGGGGAATTTATAAAACAGGCTGTCGAGCGGTTTTATACTCTGTTCGAACGGGACGATATCGAGTTTCGCGAGGAACGCGCCGATTATGCCATTGAATTCATAGCCTTGCTGCGTCACTACACCGGCCGTCATGCCGGGAAACCGTTTACGCTATTGCCTTGGCAGGAATTTGCTGTAGCAAGTATATATGGTTTCTATAAGAAGGACGATGACGGCACATGGTGCCGGCTGGTTTCATCGGTATATATCGAGATGGCCCGCAAAAACGGGAAGTCCGCTTTTGCTGCTGCTCTTTGCCTTTATCATCTTATTGCTGACGGTGAATCCGCGGCCGAAGTATATTTGGCCGCCAACTCCAAAGACCAGGCTAAGGTCAGTTTCAAGATGTGTCGCAACTTTGTCTCCGGTCTCGATCCGAGACACCGCTATCTCGAATCTTTCCGCGACCAGATAAACTTCGATAAGACCCTGTCTTTCCTGAAGGTGTTGGCCGCCGATTCCAGTAAGTTGGATGGGCCTAACCCGTCGATGTTCCTGCTTGACGAGTATCACGCTGCAAAGAATTCCGGACTAAAAGATGTACTTCAATCCGGACAGGGTATGCGTGATGATCCGATGTCGGTTATTATTACGACTGCCGGCTTTGACAAATTAGGACCGTGCTATCAATTTCGGGAAATGTGTACGGAAGTTCTGAAGGGGCTAAAGGAGGATGACACTCTTTTCGCCCTGATTTACGCATTGGATGAAGGGGATGACTGGAAGGATGAAAAAATGTGGGCTAAAAGCAACCCTAATCTGGGAATTACAGTTAAATCGAAGTACCTACGGGAACAGGTACAGAAGGCTATCAACTCACCATCGGAGGAAGTAGGTATTAAGACGAAGAACATTAATATGTGGTGTGACGCGGAAACAGTTTGGATTCCGGATCACTATATACTTAACTCATCGGATAATGTGGAATTTGAACGGTTCCGCGACATGGATTGCTATATGGGTATCGACTTATCGAGCACAAGTGACTTGACTTGTGCCGCATTTATGTTCCCCACTTCCGAAAAAACATATTTCAAGGTTAAATACTACCTGCCGGAAATGGCTTTACAGGAGAAGCGCTTCAAGGAACTTTATGGCGAATGGCGCAGGCAGGGGTTGATTACCATCACTCCGGGTAATGTGACGGACTACGACTACATTCTGAATGACATTCTCGATATTCGTGATAAGGTTTACATCCAGAAGATATCCTATGATAGCTGGAACGCTACCCAATTTACGATCAATGCCGAAGACAAGGGACTGCCAATGGAACCTTTCAGCCAAGCTCTTGGAAACTTCAACCGTCCAACGAAGGAAATGGAACGCCTGTTATTATCCGGGAAGGCCGTGATTGACAATAACGTGATTAACCGGCACTGTTTCCGCAATGTGGTCATGGCTCGGGATCGGAATGGAAATACCAAGCCGTCCAAACAGTTTGAGGAAAAGAAAATAGATGGGGTCATCGCCATGCTTGAGGCACTTGGCGGGTACTTGTCATCACCTCGTTATGGAGAATTCTACTAAAGTGTCCGACACTTTTTTGGTTAGTGTGTAAAAGTGCACTTGAAATGAAATTATTCGGGTATAATTTAGAACTGAGGAAAGCAACCAAGCAGGAGACATCCCGTATTCCGGCGTGGAGCTACTCCGGTGGGCACGCCCCACTATTGAGCAGAAGCAAACCAATGCTGCTGTCTACTGTCTACCGTTGCGTAGACCTGATATCGGACAGTGTGGCGGTACTTCCGCTAAAAACATATAAGTTGGACGGGGAAGGTTTCAAAACTGAATTCAAGCAGCATCCGGCTTATTCTTTACTGGACTTGGAGCCTAATGAGGATATGACCCGTTTTGTGTTCTTCAAGACGCTCATGGCGTCTGTACTGTTGACTGGAAACGGGTATGCGTACATTGAGCGTGACAACAAGTTGAATGTGTCTCAACTTCTCTATATACCGACAAACCATGTATCTATAGTTTGGATTACGGATCGGAACGGTATCATGCGAAAACGCTACCAGATTACGGGTTTTAAAGAACTTGTCGAACCGCGGGACATGCTCCATGTGTTGAATTTCTCCTACGATGGAATCATTGGCGTTTCTACTCTTACTCATGCCCGGCAGACGCTTGGCATTGCTACAAGTAGCGAAGAACATGCCGCGGGGTTCTTTACGAGCGGAGGAATGTCCGGGGTGCTAACGGTTGAAGGGGCACGGCTTGATAAAGCGCAAAAAGATCAGATATACGCGACTTGGGAAGAGCGAATCATAAACCACCCGAACGGTATTGCGGTATTGGAGGCGAATATGAAGTATCAGCCTATCACTATCAATCCAAAGGATGCGCAGTTGCTCGAATCGAGGCAGTTCAATGTTGTGGACCTTTGCCGGTTCTTTTCTGTATCGCCAGTTAAAGCGTTCGATTTATCGAAGTCCAGCTATTCTACCGTTGAGGCTACACAGCTTCAATATTTGACAGACACCGCATTGGCGGTAATTACGAAGATTGAACAGGAAATCAACCGGAAGGTATTTCTGCCTTCAGAACGAGGGAGTATACTTGCCGAATTTGATACGTCCGCTATTCTTCGCACGGATAAGGGAGCACAGGCGGCGTATTGGAAAGACTTGTCTGTCATCGGTGCGGCTACCCCGAACGAGGTGCGCCGGGAAAATAATCTTCCGAGGATTGAGAATGGGGACAAGGCGTTTGTTCAGGTCAACGTGCAGACTTTGGACAATGCCGTGAAAGAAATTCCTGCAAAAAATGAAAATAATCCAAAAGTGTCCGACACTTCTGTGGTTAGTGTGTAAAAGCTAAGATTATGGACGAAAAAAGAGAAATCAGAAACATAGCTTCCCAGGTGATAGCTGATGAAGAAAAACGTACCGTTGAGGGATATGCTTTACTCTTCGGTGTGTCTTCGGATGGTCTTTCCTTTGAGGAAGTTATCGAGCGTGGGGCTTTAAATGGAGTGATCGAGAAAAGCGATGTGTTTGCGTTGATGAACCATAGTCAGAGCCGCGGAATACTAGCCCGATGCAATCAGGGTAATGGATCCTTATCGCTGTCTGTGGACAGTAAGGGATTGAAATACCGTTTTGAAGCGCCTAAAACAGCACTTGGCGACGAACTGTTGGAGAACATTCGCCGCGGTGAAATTAACGAAAGTTCTTTCTGTTTTGACGTGGAAAAGGACACTTGGGAGAAGAAAAGTGACGGCACATGGAAGCGGACGGTATCGAAAGTCGGGAACCTGTACGACATTTCACCGGTGTACAATGCTGCATACAGCAAGACTTCGGTTTATATGCGCGGTAAAGAGCAGGCTGAGGCTGAATTGATCCGCCAAAACAGCGAGAATTTGAACGAGTATTACTCTAATATTGAAAAATCATTAAACATTTGAATGTTATGGCAAAAGAAAAAAGTATCACAGAATTGAAGGACGAGAAGAAGCAACTTTCTGCTCGTTCAAAAGCTATCATTGAGGCGGCAAAAGGCGAAAAACGCCAGTTAAATGCCGAGGAAAATGAAGAATTAGGTGCAAACCAGTGTCGTATGGCGGAAATCAATCTTGAGATTGAGGAACGCGAAGACCAGAACCGCCAACAGGGCAAGCAACATGTCACGCCCGGACAGGGAAAGTTCTCTCTGCGCCGTGCCATCGCCAATATGGTGGATGGAAACCAGCAAAATGATGCAGATGCCGGTGTTATTGATGCAGCTACTACACATCACAATATGTCGGGTGCCCAGATGGCAGACAAACGCAGCATTGTTGTGCCGGTAAACATGGAAAGCCGTGCGGCATTTACCGCTGCAACGGAAGCGGCCACAGGTGTAGTTATCGACGAGGAACAGCAGGAAATGTTGTTGCCTTTGCAGTCTTCGCTGGTGCTGGCACAAGCTGGAGCGCGATTTATGACCGGATTACAGGGCAATATCTATTGGCCGGAATTTTCAGGCGCCAATGTGTTCTGGGAGGGTGAAAATGATGAAGCCAAGGATGGAGCTGGAGCATTCTCCAAGGGGGATGTATTTAAGCCGTTGCGTTTGACTGCCTATGTGGATATCTCTAAACAGTTGCTTGCGCAAGAAAACACCTCTGTAGAAGCCTATATTCGCCAAGCCATTGCCGTAGCCATCGCACAGAAGATAGAGCAGACGGCATTCAGCACGAAGACTGGCGTAGCTAATACTCCCGACGGTATGTTTCATACTCTTGATGCGAACGTAAAGGGTGCAATGACATGGGAACAGATCGTCGCTATGGAGACAAAGGCAGATACTCAGGATGCATTGTTCGGCAATCTGTCGTATATCTTGCATCCGGCACTTGTTGGCAAGGCTAAGACTAAGGTAAAGGATGCATCCGGCGCAGGTGGCTTCATCTTTACCGGAAATGGGGATGGTCAACTGAACGGATACCGCGCCTTGCGTACCAATAACCTGCCGAAAGAGCTGGGAGAAGGTTCGGACGAGTTCGGTATAGCATTCGGCAATTGGGCTAATTACTTCTTGGGACAATGGGGTGGCATTGAATTGCTGGTAGACCCGTACACCCAAGCTCTCAAGGGCACGGTAAGGTTGATTACCAATTCTTACTGGAATATGGGATTCATCCGCAAGGAATCATTCTGTATTGCATCCATGAAGTAATATGGCATACGTTGACTTAGAGTTGGTAAAGAGGCACTTGAATTTAGAATCATCCTTTACAGAGGATGATTCTTACCTTGAGTCTTTAATAGAGGCAGGAGAAGAGAATGTTGCAAAGGACCTGTGTGTAACAGTTGAAGAACTTGAAACTATAGGTGGTGGCTCCAGGATTCCCGCGCCTCTTCGTCACGCTATTCTACTTACGATTGGTGCTTTTTACAGCAACCGGGAAAGTGTAACCAGCGCCAAACTTAAGGAGCTTCCTCGGGGAGTTAAATATCTGACAGAACTTTACCGAAACTACAGTCTATGATAAGAGCCGGATCGCTGAAAGAGACTTTGATTTTTGAGGCGTTGACAAAAGAGAAGACGCCATCAGGAGCCATTAGCAAGGAATACAAAGAAGTATTCCGGTGTAGGGCTTACCGAAAGAGACAGTCCATCATAACCGGGGATGAGAGTGCAAAGGAACAGTTTATCGGACAGATGACCGTGATGTTGGTTCGTAAATATCCTCAGATAACTTATAATTGTCGCGTAAAGTGGGCTGAATGTACCTGGGAAATAAAAATGATTGAACCTCGTGACAACGAACTTACTTTAACCCTTAAAAAGTTGAATACATGATACAGGCTTCAGTTATTGACAAAGATAGCATACTGTACTTAGTCCGTAATCTTGAGGATTTTGAAAAGGACAAGGCTATCAAGAGCGGACTTCGTTCAGCGGTCAATCTCTTTCGTGTAAAAGGCCGTAGAAATCTACGTGTTAGGTTATTGCATCATGGCAAGCAGACTAATCACCTGATGAATTCTTTCACTAATCGTGTAAAACGGAACAAACTCGGTGCCTTGGCTGGCTTTGACCGTCCGGGAGGTAATCATTCCCATCTTGTGGATAGAGGAACTAAAAGGCGTTATACAAAGTCTGGGGCTTATCGTGGAATTATGCCCGGTAACCGTTTTTGGACAGATACAGAAAAAACGGAAGAAGCCAAAGCTTTGCAGGCTGTTTATGAGGGTACACAAAAGGCTGTTCAACGAATAAATTCTCGTAGATAATGGACATGTTCAAGATAACAACGGAAGTAAGAACAATTTTACTGGATGAACCTGGGATTGTATCACTGGTAGATGATAGAATATTCCCTGTTATTGCTCCAGAAAATACAGAGGGGGATTTCATAACTTATCAACGTGATGGATACAAGCAAGTATATACAAAAATGGGAGTTGCCGACCAAATTCCTTATGTAAATGTCGCTGCGGTATCGGGTGATTATGATCGTAGCCAAGAGCTTGCTTCTTTGATTTACGGTACTTTATCCGGTGAATTCTCTAATCCGGATATGTATATACAACTTGAAGACTCTACGGAGGACTTCATTGATAACAAATTTATTCAAGTATTACAATTTTCAATTAAACAGCAATAATTATGGCAGACAAGAAATTAGATTCAAGCGTAGACATCTTTAGAGGTGAACTTATGCTTTTTGTTGGGGAAGACCCGGTAGCATTCGGATCAAGTGCAGGGCTTGATATTAGTACTGAAGAACTGGACATCTCTAACAAGATGATGGGTAACTGGGCCGGTTCCCTGGCGGGGAAGATGAGTTTTACTATTTCCAGTGAATCACTCTTAACACGTAAGGAAGGTGCCCTGAGTTTCGACACTTTGCTTGCAAAACAGATTGCAGGTGATCCTCTCGACTTCTTCTTTGGTAGTGCGAAAGCCGCTGATCAAGACAACTTCGGTGGCACTTTCACCAAAGATACCGCACAGGTAAATTATACCGGGAAAGTGATCATTACCTCCTTGTCCATCAAGTCGGATAACGGTCAGATAGTATCAGTGAGCGCATCTTTTAAAGGTGTGGGGGCCTTGACACCGGTTGAGTCTGTAGTTCCATAGGGATAATTTAAAGTAAGAG